TGATAAAAAACAAAATCCAACCGGCCTGAGGAGATTCGAAACCCCTGTGGGGTAGCCGGAAGGTAAAACAATTAAGTACAGCTGATAACAACAAACAAACACTACCACAATTCAAACATACACAGTAAGCCACATACCAGTCGAAAGCAAGTATCAACCTACTCTAATTTCCCAGGATGCAGGCTCTAGAATACAAACAGGAGCTAAATGCTCGCAAGATCGCAGCCTTTCAAGCCTTGAGGTCCGGTGCCGCTGCACTGGCTGCAGGGCGTGAGAAAAACAGGACTTTGAAAGTCTGGTCGCCGAACACACACAGGGGCGCAGAAGACCAGTTTGAAAAACAAAGCCTGTACGGAAGGGACATAGGCGGCGTGGCACATTATTTCGATAATAAGGTGTCAAGCGCATTGGATATCATATGCGAGGACGAGTTCGCCATACACTACCAGATATTCGGAGACATTGGTCGGGAAGCAATGTTTGGTAACAATAACGTTGGCTTGTTCGTCCATGTAAAATGGGAGCACCTTGGTATTGATGTTGGGCTCTACCCTGGCCCGCTGGACAGATTACTGGCTAGGGACAAGCTCACCTCTGCTGCGAGAGAGGGGATACCGGATAGGGATCAGGTGGCTAAGGCAACAGGCTGGAACCGGAACGAAGTGCGTGGCCTGCAGGATGCCGACATGAGTGCTTTCAAAGGGTTACTGGAGCAAGTGAGAGTGGGACAGTCTAAGCTGACGAGGTTGGTAAAGGGCTTCTTAATGCTGTTGGAGTGCATGGAACGTAGACATATAGACGTAGTACTGCAGGTTCAGCAGACAATAGTATACGGGCCTCAAAACGTGATTCAGTCATTCTTGGCAGACGGCCGGGCGTACGTGTACAACTCAAAGCCGTCTCAGAGTGTATACTCCGCTGTTCTTTGGCGGATGTGTGAAGCCTACCCACCACCTGAGTTGGCTGGCTCACACATAACTATCCCATCTGATGGGGCCCATGTTGTAATGGTGACGGAGGGACAGCTGACGGGCAACGGCGGTGTCGTCAGACTGACACCAAACCTTATCTACGCCAGCATGATGACGTATGCGATGGATACCGGCTGTACCGGGCACTTGCAGCAGGCACTGGTGATAGCATGCAGTTTGCAACAGAACCGGTACTTTTCAAAAGTCAAGCTACCTAAAGTTGTTTCGGTCTACGACCTGATGGTACCTGCGTTCTCCCAGCCAACGAGCAAGCTTGACAAGCCGATATTAAGCCTGCCGATGGCTAGATCCGTGGGGCGTCTCCACCAAATGTTGGCTTTCACAGCCATACGTGACAATCTAACTGCAGCTGAGTTATCGACCAGTGCGGGGTTTGATCCTGAAGTGAGCATGCGCGCATACTTGAAGTCACAGGGCCTAATAGTTTCAAGAATGTCCAGCTTTATATCGGAGCTGAGTCTACTCGAGGCGACATCGAGCATGAAGATACACGATCAACTAGACGTTGCGGACTTCCGTGACTTGTTGAGCATATCTGTGCTGGAAGGCTTGTGGTTGTGTCAGGAAGCAAAGAAGACGGTGGCAAATGGGGTGATAGAATCCTTGGTAAGAGGAGTAAGTGATATGAGCCAGGAAACTACAACGTATGATGTACTCAAGCGAGAGCTGCGGCTTGCCAACGTAGCCTTCCGGGAGAGGGACCTGCCGAGAGGGGAATTCACTGTCGGATGGGTTAGTGTAACTAGGCTAGACAGTTTCAAGACCATCAAACCACGAAAGCGTACAGTTAAACCGATTGAGTTAGTACGAGAGTGTGACTTCAATCCAAGACTGCGGGAGATAGGTAGACGTAGGGAGAGGTTCAGTAGAGGAAAAGCGCCTGTAACACCACCTAGGGGTACTCAGATACCTATCGACAGAGTTAAAGACAGGCACATTCAGAGCCACAGAAGGAGGAGCAGCTCGCTTAGCTATGGGTATAGCGATGCAGAGCGATTTGCAGGCCCTAGTAGTGAGCCAGAGTTGCCTGAACTACCCCGTGAGGGAGCATCAAGTCCTAGGCGATCACCCTCGCCGCTTATAGAAGACTTGCCGTTTGTCGGCGACTCAATGGCGAGTAGAAGGAGCGAGTTGACGCTGCCCGAGTACAGGCCCCGGAACGATAGTAAAAGCTCGGTCACCTCGTCAGGCGAGGCATACGCGCGTAGTCAGTTGGCCGCCGAGGCTGCAGGCAAGTCGGCCGCCAGCAAGGAGGAAATCGATAATGTGGTGAGTGACAAGAGTGGGCAATTGACGGAGGATGAGGTGATCAACGGGAAGCTGCAGGAAATGACAAAAGGCAAATTTAGTGATAAAGAAAGGCGAGCAATCACACGGCTGGTTAAAGACGTCGGCGCCGTTAGGATTTTAGTAGCGTCCAAGGACAGACACCAATTTTTGAAGTCTATAGAGCAAATGCAGCTACTAATCAACTACAAAGGTGACGCTTTGCCAGGTAATTCAACAATGGCAAAAGAGATGAATGTGCTCATAGAAAAAGGACGTGAGAAAGGGGAAGGGTCCGGCCTGGTTGATCAGGCCAGACAGAAGAGAAGACTATGGTCAGGGGATGTGACAGCGTTGCCAACGTACGCTATTAAATATATCGTGAATTCCGAATCTTGGGAGACCTTCTTGAAGGGCAGGGGCGTGGACCCAAACGCAACAACAAGATTGGACCCCAAGACAACGCCGACGACGCTTCGACAGTCTATAGCTGACAAGATATCAACAATGCCACATGCCAGACCGAGCGATGTGAGGCTGATGGCTATGTGGTTGGAGGGTGCTTACAATGATCGGTTTCCGTCTGTACTCAATAGGCATGACCTTGACGCAATAGGCGAACCAATGGTATTGGAGTACCGGAAGAACCCGTCTAGTGTAGGCCCGAGAGATCCTGACGATAGTGACAGCAGGTGGCTGGTGTTAGCGAGCAGGGTGAACAGGAAAGTTTTTGACTTTGACTATCTACGTATGCTTTGCAGTAACTTTATAGTTCCAGCCGGCATGCGAGCGAACTTGCGAGAGGTCTATGGGCTGTTCGACAAGTCCTTGGGGGCTGTCTGAATGGTCACGGCTCGGACCGACGGAGGTTAGCTAGGGTCAAGAATGGAGTTTTAACTGGAGAGGTTAAAAAGCGC